CAGATACAGAAGGTTCAGGTTGATACAAATAATAATCTGAACAGCATGTGGGCTGTGAAGCTGCAGCAGATGCAGGATGGACGCCTTTATATTGCGGGTATCGGTGCCGGTATTGAGAACACCCCTGACGGCATGCAGAGTCAGGTGCTGCTGGCGGCGGACAGGATTGCGATGGTTAATCCTGCGAATGGCAACACAAAACCGATGTTTGTTGGTCAGGGCGATCAGATATTCATGAATGACGTGTTCCTGAAACGCCTGACGGCTCCCACCATTACCAGCGGTGGAAATCCGCCGGCATTTTCCCTGACACCGGACGGAAAGCTGACCGCTAAAAATGCGGATATCAGTGGCAGTGTGAATGCGAACGCCGGGACGCTCAACAATGTCACGGTAAATGAAAACTGTACGATTAAGGGCATGCTGGAGGCGACTCAGGTCAGAGGTGACTTCGTTAAAGCTGTATCCAAATCATTCCCGAAACAGGCTGGTACGTGGGGTAATACGGAAACACCAAACGGGACGGTTACAGTCACCATCAGCGATGATCATAACTTTGACCGTCAAATCATTATTCCGCCCATTATCTTTAACGGAATAGCGTATAGCGATCCGGGAAGTGGTAATAACCCGGGAGGTACAAGATACACGGGTTATGGTTTTGAAGTTCGCAAAAACGGCGTATTAATCGCATCCAGAGAAACTAAAGGGGCCATTCCCGGTAGTTACAGTGCAGTTATTGATATGCCGAGTGGCAGGGGAAGCGTCACTCTGGAGTTTAAGATTTTCCAGAAAGGCAATCAGGGGGCAGGCAATATCACCGACTGTACGGTGATTGTGACCAAAAAAGCCGCTTCCGGCATCAGTATTCGTTGAAATATTTATAACCCCAATAAAGGGCGTCAGGAATGACGCCTTTTTTATTGCAGAAAAGCGAGAGGTAATTATGCGTAAAGTTTGTGCAGCAATTTTGTCCGCAGCCATTTGTCTGGCCGTATCCGGTGCGCCTGCATGGGCGTCTGAACATCAGTCCACGCTGAGCGCGGGGTATCTTCATGCTTCGACGAACGTCCCCGGCAGTGATGATCTGAACGGGATTAACGTGAAATACCGTTATGAGTTTACGGACACACTGGGGCTGGTGACGTCATTCAGCTATGCAGGAGACAAGAATCGCCAGCTGACCCGTTACAGCGATACCCGCTGGCATGAAGATTCCGTTCGTAACCGCTGGTTCAGCGTAATGGCGGGGCCGTCTGTGCGCGTGAATGAATGGTTCAGCGCGTATGCGATGGCGGGTGTGGCTTACAGCCGTGTGTCGACTTTCTCCGGGGATTATCTCCGCGTAACTGACAACAAGGGGAAAAAGCACGATGTGCTGACCGGAAGTGATGACGGTCGCCACAGCAACACGTCTCTGGCGTGGGGGGCTGGCGTGCAGTTTAACCCGACCGAATCCGTGGCCATTGATATTGCTTATGAAGGCTCCGGCAGTGGTGACTGGCGCACTGACGGTTTCATCGTGGGTGTCGGTTATAAATTCTGATTAGCCAGGTAACACAGTGTTATGACAGCCCGCCGGTTCAGGCGGGCTTTTTTGTGGGGTGAATATGGCAGTAAAGATTTCAGGTGTACTGAAAGACGGCACAGGAAAACCGGTACAGAACTGCACAATCCAGCTGAAAGCAAAACGTAACAGCACCACGGTGGTGGTGAACACGCTGGCCTCAGAAAATCCGGATGAAGCCGGGCGTTACAGCATGGACGTTGAGTACGGGCAGTACAGCGTTATTCTGTTGGTGGAGGGATTCCCGCCGTCACATGCCGGGACCATCACCGTGTATGAAGATTCCCGACCCGGTACGCTGAATGATTTTCTCGGTGCCATGACGGAGGATGATGCCCGTCCTGAGGCACTGCGCCGTTTTGAACTGATGGTGGAAGAGGTGGCGCGTAACGCGTCCGCGGTGGCACAGAACACGGCAGCCGCGAAGAAGTCAGCCAGCGATGCCGGCACATCAGCCCGTGAGGCGGCAACCCATACGACTGATGCTGCAGGCTCAGCACGCGCAGCCAGCACGTCAGCCGGACAGGCCGCGTCGTCGGCTCAGTCAGCATCTTCCAGCGCAGGAACGGCATCAACAAAGGCCAGTGAAGCATCGAAAAGTGCTGCTGCTGCAGAGTCCTCAAAAAGCGCGGCAGCTACCAGTGCCGCTGCGGCGAAAACGTCAGAAACGAATGCGGCAGCGTCACAACAATCAGCAGCCACTTCTGCATCCGCCGCGACCACGAAGGCGTCAGAAGCAGCCACCTCAGCCCGGGATGCGGCGGCCTCAAAAGAGGCAGCGAAATCATCAGAAACGAACGCATCATCAAGCGCCAGTAGTGCCGCTTCCTCGGCAACGGCGGCAGGCAATTCCGCGAAGGCGGCAAAGACGTCTGAGACAAACGCCAGGTCTTCTGAAACGGCAGCGGGACAGAGCGCCTCGGCTGCGGCAGGCTCAAAAACAGCGGCTGCGTCGTCTGCCAGTGCCGCGTCAACAAGTGCCGGGCAGGCCTCAGCCAGTGCCACCGCCGCCGGAAAATCGGCAGAAAGTGCCGCATCGTCTGCTTCAACAGCCACAACGAAGGCTGGCGAAGCCACTGAACAGGCCAGCGCAGCAGCGAGGTCTGCTTCCGCAGCGAAGACATCCGAGACGAACGCGAAAGCGTCGGAAACCAGCGCAGAATCCTCAAAAACGGCTGCCGCATCGTCCGCCAGTTCGGCGGCGTCATCGGCATCATCGGCGTCTGCTTCAAAAGATGAGGCGACCAGACAAGCGTCCGCAGCGAAGGGCAGCGCCACGACAGCATCCACGAAGGCGACAGAGGCAGCTGGCAGTGCGACGGCGGCAGCACAGAGCAAAAGTACGGCGGAATCCGCGGCAACGCGCGCCGAGACAGCGGCAAAACGGGCAGAGGATATTGCATCCGCCGTGGCGCTTGAGGATGCAAGTACGACGAAAAAGGGGATAGTACAGCTCAGCAGTGCGACCAACAGTACGTCTGAAACGCTGGCGGCAACGCCAAAGGCAGTAAAATCAGCCTATGACAATGCAGAGAAACGTCTGCAGAAAGACCAGAACGGCGCTGATATACCCGATAAGGGACGCTTCCTGAACAACATTAACGCGGTCAGTAAAACAGACTTTGCTGATAAGCGTGGTATGCGTTATGTGCGGGTTAACGCTCCTGCAGGTGCAACATCTGGAAAATATTACCCTGTTGTTGTTATGCGTTCTGCTGGCTCAGTAAGCGAACTGGCATCAAGGGTCATTATCACCACGGCAACGCGAACCGCAGGCGATCCGATGAATAACTGCGAGTTTAACGGATTTGTTATGCCTGGTGGCTGGACTGACAGGGGGCGTTATGCTTATGGAATGTTCTGGCAATATCAAAACAATGAACGAGCCATCCACTCAATAATGATGAGTAATAAGGGCGATGATTTGCGCTCTGTGTTCTATGTTGATGGCGCTGCTTTCCCTGTTTTTGCGTTTATCGAAGATGGCCTGTCAATATCCGCACCTGGTGCTGATCTCGTTGTTAATGATACGACCTATAAGTTTGGGGCAACAAATCCGGCGACTGAATGTATCGCGGCGGACGTTATCCTTGATTTTAAGAGTGGGCGTGGTTTTTATGAGTCTCATTCATTAATCGTTAACGATAACTTGTCGTGCAAAAAACTTTTTGCCACAGACGAAATTGTAGCGCGTGGTGGTAATCAGATTCGAATGATAGGTGGGGAGTATGGGGCATTATGGCGTAATGATGGCGCTAAAACTTACCTGCTGCTTACCAATCAAGGTGATGTTTATGGTGGCTGGAATACATTAAGACCGTTTGCTATTGATAACGCAACCGGCGAACTGGTTATTGGAACCAAACTGTCCGCAAGTCTGAACGGTAATGCATTAACAGCAACAAAGCTGCAAACGCCAAGACGGGTTTCTGGTGTTGAGTTTGATGGTTCCAAAGATATTACTTTAACCGCCGCGCATGTGGCTGCTTTTGCCAGAAGGGCAACGGATACATATGCCGATGCGGATGGTGGCGTTCCCTGGAATGCCGAATCAGGCGCTTATAATGTCACCCGCTCTGGCGACAGCTATATTCTGGTTAACTTCTATACCGGAGTCGGAAGTTGCCGGACCTTGCAGATGAAGGCGCATTACAGAAATGGTGGTCTGTTCTACCGTTCTTCAAGAGACGGTTATGGTTTTGAGGAAGACTGGGCAGAAGTTTATACCTCGAAAAATCTTCCACCAGAAAGCTACCCAGTCGGCGCACCAATCCCGTGGCCATCAGATACCGTTCCGCCTGGTTATGCCCTGATGCAGGGGCAGACTTTTGACAAATCTGCATACCCGAAACTTGCAGCCGCTTATCCGTCAGGCGTGATCCCTGATATGCGTGGCTGGACGATTAAGGGCAAACCTGCCAGTGGTCGCGCCGTATTGTCTCAGGAACAGGACGGCATTAAATCGCACACCCACAGCGCCAGCGCATCCAGTACGGATTTGGGGACGAAAAACACATCGTCGTTTGATTACGGAACCAAATCCACGAATAACACCGGGGCGCATACCCATAGTATTAGCGGGACTGCAAATAGTGCCGGTGCGCACCAACACAAGAGTTCCGGTGCATTTGGTGGCACGAACACGAGCATTTTCCCTAATGGTTATACCGCGATTTCAAATCCAAGCGCGGGGATTATGAGCACAACAAGCGGTAGTGGCCAGACTCGTAATGCAGGGAAGACATCATCAGATGGTGCTCATACCCACTCGCTGTCCGGCACTGCTGCAAGCGAAGGCGCACATGCACATACTGTCGGTATTGGTGCTCATACGCACTCCGTTGCGATTGGCTCACATGGACACACCATCACCGTTAACGCTGCTGGTAACGCGGAAAACACCGTCAAAAACATCGCATTTAACTATATTGTGAGGCTTGCATAATGGTATTCAGAATGAGTGAACAACCACGGACCATAACAATTTATAATCTGCTGGCCGGAACTAATGAATTTATTGGTGAAGGTGATGCATATATTCCGCCTCATACAGGTCTGCCAGCAAACAGTACCGATATTGCACCGCCAGATATTCCGGCAGGCTTCGTGGCTGTTTTCAACAGTGATGAGGCATCGTGGCATCTCGTTGAAGATCATCGGGGTAAAACGGTTTATGACGTGGCTTCCGGCGACGCGTTATTTATTTCTGAACTCGGTCCGTTACCGGAAAATGTTACCTGGTTATCGCCGGGAGGGGAATATCAGAAGTGGAACGGCACAGCCTGGGTGAAGGATACGGAAGCAGAAAAACTGTTCCGGATCCGGGAGGCGGAAGAAACAAAAAACAGCCTGATGCAGGTAGCCAGTGAGCATATAGCGCCGCTTCAGGATGCTGTAGATCTGGAGATCGCAACGGAGGAAGAAAACTCGTTGCTGGAAGCCTGGAAAAAGTATCGGGTGTTGCTGAACCGTGTTGATACATCAACTGCACCGGATATTGAGTGGCCTGCTGTCCCTGTTATGGAGTAATCGTTTTGTGATATGCCGCAGACACGTCGTATGCAGAAACGTGCTGCGGCTGGCTGGTGAACTTTCAATAGTGCGAGTATTGAATGATTTCCAGCTGTTATCGATTTTATGTGTTTTTTGCATGAGGGGATTTCCACCACCTCCCACCGACCATCTAAGACTTTATGCCACTGTCCCTAGGACTGCTATGTACTAGGAGCGGATGTTAAACTCAGACTCGTTTCAGCTACATTGCGTTTTGAATAATATTCCATCATAATAACTCTTTGAAAAATGTGATCTTTTCATTTATAACACTGATGACTTGCTTATCTCATTGGGATATCGGAGGAGAATACTTAACTATGACAAGCCCGATTATTATGACACTGGCTATATTATATAGATTGATATTAAAATGTAGGATTAGGTTCTTGCCAAGGTGTCAAGATTTACAGATAGGTTTAAAACCATATAAATATGTTTTACGGTGAGATACAATACATATTGTAAGGCATAAACGCTTGGTAAAATTTTAATTATTGGAAGAAGCTAATCATGGAACCCATATCAATTACAGTGGCAACTTATGTAGCAACTAAACTTATTGATCAATTCATCTCTCAAGAAGGATATGGTTGTATTAAGAAAGCATTATTCCCCCAAAAAAGATATGTGGATAGATTATATCAACTAATTGAAGAGACGGCAATTGAGTTTGAAGAAATATATCCAGTAGAAAGTGGAGCAATACCATTTTATCATTCCGAACCATTGTTTGAGATGTTGAATGAGCACATCTTTTTTAAAGAGTTCCCTGACAAAGAGATATTATTAGACAAGTTCAAAGAATATCCAAGTATCACTCCCCCAACTCAACAACAACTCAGCCTTTTTTATGAGATGTTATCATTAAAAATCAATAATTGTTCGAAGTTAAAAAAGCTACATATCGAAGAAACGTATAAAGAAAAAATATTCGATATTAATGAAGAGCTCATTCAAGTCAAACTTATTTTACGGTCTATAGATGAGAAACTAACTTTTCACTTAAGTGATGATTGGTTAAATGAAAAAAATAGTCAAGCAATAGCTGACTTGGGAGGTCGATACACACCCGAACTCAACGTAAAGCTAGAAATAGCAGAGATATTTGATGGCCTCGGTAGAACTAATGATTTTTCTAAAATATTTTATTCGCATATAGATAGCTTTCTGGTCGCTGGAAAGAAATTACATAGTTGCGATGTAATTTCCTCAGAATTATTTGAAATAAACCAGTCCTTAAAAGAAATTTCTGATATATATCAGGAGATTAATTTTTCTAAATTAGATGAAATCCCTATAAATAAATTTAATAACTATGTTTCTAGCTGCCAGACAGCTATTGGCGGAGCGGTATCAATATTGTGGGAACTCCGAGAAAAGTCAGAGCAAGTAGGTGAAACCAAGCATTACAGTGATAAGTATTCATCTACTCTGCGAATGCTTCGGGAATTTGACTATGCGTGCAATGAATTACGTATATTCATTAATTCAACAACAGTGAAGTTGGCTAACAACCCATTCTTACTTCTCGAAGGAAAAGCAGGAATTGGTAAGTCTCATTTACTGGCTGATGTGATTAAAAATCGAATTGCTTCTGGGTATCCTTCACTACTCATACTAGGGCAACAACTTACTTCAGATGAATCTCCATGGTCACAAATCTTCAAGAGATTACAGCTTAAAATCACTTCTCGTGAATTCCTAGAAAAACTGAATTTATATGGCAAAAAAACAGGAAAAAGAGTCTTAGTTTTTATTGATGCTATTAATGAAGGTAATGGAAATAAATTCTGGAATGACAATATTAACAGTTTTGTCGATGAAATCAGATGCTTTGAATGGCTTGGTCTGATAATGTCAGTCAGAACAACATATAGAAATGTAACAATTTCACATGAGAATGTTGTGCGAAATAATTTTGAAATTCATGAACATATTGGATTCCAGAACGTTGAGTTGGAAGCGGTTAGTCTATTTTATGATTATTACAATATTGAGAGGCCTTCATCTCCTAACCTTAATCCAGAGTTTAAAAATCCTCTATTTCTTAAGTTATTGTGTGAAGGCATTAAGAAAAATGGTTTAACCAAAGTGCCTGTTGGATTTAATGGGATTTCAAATATTTTTAACTTTTTAGTTGAAGGGGTAAATAAATCATTAGCATCGCCAAAAAAATATGCATTCGATCCCAGTTTTCCTCTTGTTAAAGATGCTCTCAATGAAATCATAAAATTCAAATTAGAGATTGGTCGTAATAGTATTTCACTTAAAGATGCTCACTCAGTGGTTCAATCTGTAGTTAATGATTATGTTGCTGATAAAACCTTCCTCAGCGCCTTGATTGACGAAGGATTATTGACTAAAGGCATAGTGAGAAATGATGATAATTCTACTGAGGAAGTAGTTTATGTGGCTTTTGAAAGGTTTGATGATCATTTAACTGTTAATTTTTTATTAAATGATGTTGAAAATATCGAAAGTGAATTTAAGCCTGATGGTCGTCTGAAAAAATATTTTCATGATGAATGTGATTTTTATATAAAATCGGGAATAGTAGAGGCGTTGTCTATTCAATTGCCAGAAAGGTATGAAAAAGAGCTTTATGAATTTCTGCCGGAGTTCAGCAATAATCTTAAATTACTAGAAGCCTTTATTGATAGCTTGATATGGCGCGATATTAAGGCTATTGATTTCGAAAAAATTAGACCTTTCATCAATGAACATGTTTTTAAATTTAAAGATAGTTTTGATCATTTCCTCGAGGCAGTGATCTCTATTTCAGGTTTAGTTGGCCATCCCTTTAATGCTAATTTCTTGCATGATTGGCTAAAAGATTATTCTTTGGCAAATCGAGATTCGTTTTGGACTACAGAACTTAAATATAAATATAGTGAAGACTCAGCATTTAGGCATCTAATCGATTGGGCATGGGCCAGAACAGATAAAAGCTTTGTTTCGGATGAGTCAATCGAGCTAGTTGCAACTAGTTTATGCTGGTTTTTAACTTCTAGTAACCGAGAACTTCGAGATTGCTCAACTAAGGCTTTAGTGAGTTTACTCGAGCCAAGAATTCCTGTATTGAGAAAAATAATTGATAAGTTTTATGGTGTAAATGATCCTTACGTTTGGGAAAGAATATTTGCAGTTGCATTAGGCTGTACATTGCGAACTGATAATATTAAAGAACTAAAATATTTAGCCGAAACTGTTTACCAAAAGGTATTTTGTTCTAAGTATGTGTATCCAAATATATTACTTAGAGATTATGCTAGAGAGATTATTGAATTTGCTAATCATCTTGGATTGGAACTTGAAAGCATTGAATTATCCAAGACTAGACCACCCTACAACAGCATTTGGCCTGACAAGATTCCTTCAAAAGAGGAACTAGAGTCCCTTTATGATAAAGAACCTTATCGGGAACTCTGGAGCTCTATTATGGAAGATGGTGACTTTTCACGATATACTATTGGAACAAATTATAATCATTCTGATTGGTCTGGTTGCAAGTTTAATGAAACCCCTGTTGACCGTAAGCAAGTTTTTAAAACTTTCAAATGTAAACTAACTGATCAACAAAAAGACTTGTATGATGCCACAGATCCTTTCATTTATGATGATAAATGCGAAGGAATTAAATTTGGTCGTGTGGTCGGTAGAAAAGCACAGGAAGAAATAAAGGCGAGCAAGAAATTATTTAAGAATTCATTGTCATACGATCTGTTAAGTGAGTTTGAAAATGAAATAGAGCCATACCTGGATCATAATAATAATCTGCTGGAAACTGATAAACACTTTGATCTTCGACTAGCTCAACAATTTATATTCAATCGTGTTATAGAGCTTGGTTGGGATCCGGAGAAGCATGGTAATTTTGACCAACAAATAGGAACTGGACGTGGACGTAGAGAGGCATTCCAAGAACGGATTGGTAAAAAATACCAATGGATTGCTTATTATGAATACATGGCAAGGCTAGCCGATAATTTTACTCGTTTTGAAGGTTATGGTGACGAACGAAAGGAAAATCCATACCAAGGGCCATGGGAGCCTTACGTAAGAGATATAGATCCCACTATCTTACTTAAAGAAACTGGAACGAAAAAAATAAGCAATAAAGAAATGTGGTGGCTTAATGATGAAGTGTTTGATTGGACTTGCTCTAATGAAGACTGGGTTAAAAGTTCTACTACTATAACTAATTCATATGCTTTTATTGAAGTTAAAGATGATAATGGTGATGAATGGATAGTATTAGAAAGTCATCCATCATGGAAAGAACCAAAAATTATTGGAAACGATGATTGGGGGCACCCACGAAAAGAGGTTTGGTATCAGATCAGAAGTTATATCGTTAAAGTTGAAGAATTTGAAAATTTTAGATGTTGGGCAATAGCTCAAGACTTTATGGGCAGGTGGATGCCGGAATGTACTGATAGATACCAATTATTTAATAGGGAGTACTATTGGTCCGAAGCATTTAAGTCTTTTAAATCAGATTATTATGGTGGATCTGACTGGACTTCGGTAACAGACCGGGAGTCTGGAGCTAAGATAGCTGATGTTAGTGTCACTTCGATTAATTATTTGTGGGAAGAGGAGTTCGACAAATCAAAAATAGAAACTTTGAATTTTTTGAAGCCTAGTAACTTAATCTTTGAAAAGATGGGATTAAAAAGTGGGGAAGTAGAGGGTAGCTTCAATGATGAAAATGGAACTATGGTTTGCTTTGCAGCTGAAGCTGTATATGCTTCAAAGCCGCATCTACTTGTTAAAAAAGAACCATTTTTAACAATGTTAAGGGACAATGGTTTTGAAATCGTTTGGACATTATTAGGTGAAAAGGGCGTTATAGGGGGCTCACTCATATCAAGTCATCATTATGGTCGACAGGAGTTTAGTGGAGCATTTTATTATGAAGACAGTCAGCTAACAGGAAGTCATAAAACTAGCTTTACGAGATAAAAATGAATCTCAGAGCTGAATATATAAGTAGTATTAGAAACCGGGTTATACTTAAGAAATCAATCTTAAGTGTGGCAGTCGAATGGTAGCTAATATGCTAGCGGCGCTAATGCCTGTTTGTTGCTCATAACAGGCATTCACTTTAGTTATGGCAGAAAAGTATACATGCTGGGTTGGGAAAGTGTGAAAGAAAGGAAGATTGCTGCGCCGTTTGTCGTCACGTTTATCTTCATTGGCTATGCAAGTCGTAATAAAAGGTGGGACAAAACTGAGACACATAAAGCCTCGCAATGGCTTGCAAGGCTTTACATGTTTTGATGTGGTGGGACGTGTGAGCGCAGTGTTGATGGGGTAATGCTTTGAATTAGAAGCGGATTCTTATAATTCGTAATGCGAAGGTCGTAGGTTCGACTCCTATTATCGGCACCATTAAGAAAATCAATAACTTAGCTTAGCTTCTCTAAGAAATTGTATCTTCTGTTATCACTTACAAACGCCTATACGTTGTTATGGGCTTTGGTAGTGTAACACGTATGGGCGAGTAGTTCCCAGGCTCAACCTCGTAACAAGTTCCTTTGAAGCTGGAAGACGTGCCACCGTCTCTAAACCTTCTACCAAAACTCTTAGCAAGATGTTCCACACCTGGCGCGGTGTCCAATGATGCTACACGTCGAGATGACGTTGCAGAGGATAAACAGGCTAAATGATGGGAAGAGTAGTTTTAAGTGCATAGTGGATTAAAGCCCACCTCTTCAAAACCTAACTTGATCGGGAAAGAATCAAGCTCTAGCACGGTTTCGTCCACCGGAGTACAACGGGTGCCTGATAAGAGAAGAACTGCTAAGACTTCATAGCTTTTGTGAAAAAGCCCTTTTTAGTGGATACGCCTACGGCGCTTATTTTTTGGGGTAGCCCATCAAAGGCGCTTTATGGCTCCTATTGTCTTGAAAATGTATCTTTACTTGTATTGTGTTTTATGCGTAGTCTCCCTGTGTAGTATGTAACTTGTTAATTTTCATATGAATACAGAGGCACACGATGAAAAACATTGCAGCTATCAAACGTAATAACCGCAAGATTCACGCTCGTAAGTTCCTGTCTACGCCAGAAGGAAAAGCCTGGCTAGAGCGTAAACAGAGAGAGAACGAAGAAAGAAAACTCCTTAGTGAGTTGAAAGTAAGCGACTCGTCAGAACCGTATTGATATTTACTGAGAGCTCAGATCAACTTTCCAGGGCAACAGATCGCGTACCC